AAGTACGTGCAGAACGTAACGAACTATTGACAACTTCAGATTGGACACAGGTTGATGACTCTCCTGTAGATAAGTCTGCTTGGGTAACATACAGACAACTTTTACGGGACGTACCAAGCCAAGCAGGATTTCCAAACACAATTATATGGCCCACTAAACCTGAATAAAATATGCGTAATTAGGAGAAATAAGAATGTCATATCCAACAAATCCAACGACTGGTGACACACATATTTTAAGTGGAAAAACTTGGAAATATGATGGTACGAACTGGTTAAAATTAGGATTTTCACCACCCACATCAACCCCGGATCCTGTTGATGTTCTACCAGATGTTGTTTTTCCGAGCGATTGGGCATCACCAACCAGCACGTACACTTCATCAGGCGTTTGGTCCAAAGGCGCTTTGTCTGACGATGATTATGTTTGGTTTTATTTAATTGGTGGCGGCGGCGGGGGTCCTGGTGGCGGTGGCGGATCAACGCTTGAAATTGCGGGTGGTGGTGAAGGTGGCGGCGCTGTTTTACTTTACGGCAAAGCCAGTGTGCTAGACGGATGTTCATATGTTGTAGGTGCAGTGACAGCGGGTTCTCCTACTAGTAACGGGGCGATATTTCCTGGTTCAAATGAAACAACGGTCACGCTCAGTACAGCAAATGGTTCAAGGCATATTACGACAAACGTGGGTGAGACGGCGTTCACTTATGACAATAGTGCATCATCTAGAGTTCTTCCTGTGTTTAAGAAAACAAATGATAACATAGCTGTAACTAATTATAATGATTTTATTCTTAGCGCCGAGAACGCATCAAAAATTACATTTGCGGGTGATAGCGCCGACGGTGTTGATTATATTTATCACTCCATCCGGAACTCAGCGCCATTCCATCCGAATGACGGTGGTCCTGGCTTCCAATGTATTTTTGGCGGGGGAAATGGCGGATCTGCTTACCCCGGATACTCACAGGGGGGACAGAATGGCATTTTTAGGGATGCTGGACTCTCTCAGTACGCGGGAAATGGTGGAGCCTACGGAGCCACAAACGGTTCTGACGGTACAGCCCCTGGAGGTGGCGGCGGGGGTGGGGCCAATGGATCAGGCGGCGATGGAGCTAGAGGCGAAGTGAGGGTTTATCATGTCTAAAATTTGGTATAATAAAATTACGGGCAAGGGCGGAATTTTTGATGATGCAGAGAACATAGCTAATTGGCCTAATTTCCAAGAAGCAAAACCTACACCGCCATCTTTAACAGAACAAGTACGTGCAGAACGTGACAAACTGCTTGCTGCTTCTGACAGTATGGCCTTGGCTGACAGGATTACTGCCTCTTGGCGCATTTATCGACAAGCCTTGAGAGACTTGCCAGGGCAAGAAGGTTTTCCTGCAAATGTAACTTGGCCAGATAAACCTGAATAATTAATTATGTAAATAAAGGTGATGAATGACACATAATGATAAAGTATTTTATTCTCAAATACAAAATATTTCTGTTGCAAATACTGTTCTTGGAAGTTCAGCTGCAAATGGAATTATAACAGAGACCCAAGTTTTTAATGAAATGATTGCAGATGATGCAATAACAGCAGTCAAAATTCCAGATGATGAAATTACATATGCTAAAATTCAAGATATAGATGCCAATTCAGTTTTAGTTAGAGATGACGCTGCGGCTGGTGATGCATCATCTAAAATGCTATTAGATACTCAAATTTTAATTAATAACGGCGCAGGGTTTACTGCAGCTTCTTTATCTGGTGATGTTACAATGACTAATACGGGAGTAGTAACTGTATTAAAATTAAACAAAGCAATAATTAATATCGATAATAATAAAAAAAATATTGCTATTAATAAAAAAAATATTGCTACTAATACAGATAATATCAATAGCAATACTAAAGCAATTGAAAATATTAATCTTCCATCAGGAAGTATTATGACTTTCTCAGTTGGGGTAGAACCCAAAGGTTGGTTAGAATGCGATGGTTCAGGTATTGATAGAAAATTATATTCAAATTTATTTTCTGCAATTGATATTAAATACGGAATAGGTGATGGCACTAACTCCTTCAATGTTCCAGATTTTAGAGGTACTTATATAAATGATATTGAGGTAATGTACTGCATTAAAATATAAGGAATTAATTATGACATTAATATATAATTATAATAAAAAAACTAAAGTATATACCAATACCACTACTGCAAAACCATGCCCTTTAGGAGGTAATGATCGTATTCCGGCCCACGCAACTACAATTCCTATTCCAGATCTATCAGATAAAGAATGTGCAGTTTGGGATGGATCTGCTTGGACTATAGGACCTGATCTCAGAGGAACTGTATATTGGATAAATCATTATGAATCTAAAACTATAACAGAAATTAATACTGATATTCCTTTTGACGCATACCTTACTCAGCCATTTGCAACCCCCGAAGAAGAATCAGCTGCAGAAAACCTTGCTGCTTTTAAACTAGCACAGCAAAAAGCAATAGATGATAGAAATGAACGAATTCGTTTACATCTAGAATCTATTGCTAATCTATAGTTAATTAAACGCTACTTTAACAACATTACCATTTGGATCAAACATAGTACTAACTCTATTGACTTTGCAATTAGTACTAGTTCTACATTTCCACCACTCTTCAGCTTCTTCTTGAGTATTAACTGTTATTGCAGTCCACTCGAGAGGACCTTCAGTTCTAGGTTTTCCTGTAGTTTCATCGAATTGCCTAACGCTGAATTGTCCTCTGAGTTCCCACATAATTATATCCTTTTTATTTCTTCATTTTTACTAAAGTACGAAGGTGGAGACATTGGATGTTATATCCGCCAGCTAAGATTGTATCGATTTCAATCCGCTTGTTTCCTTTGTCTGTTTCTACATTAAAGACTCCGTGAAAACCATCTGAGGTTTTAGAAATATTTGAGTCTTTAACTTCTGTGATGCCAAATTTTTCCAGCTTTTTAGCTACTTTAGCATTTCTTGCTTCGATTGTTCTTTTGCAGTTCTTTTCAAATACTTGAGCAATTCCTGCATCGTTATTTTGAGTGATTGTGTTATAGTGACCTTTACCGCCGCAGATCCGAAACATTTCTTCGTAGAAACCCCAGCTATCTCTACCCCAATTTTTGTAACCTTCATTTACTTTTGCGCCATAATGATGTCCGAGGATGTTATCCATCCGCCATTCTTTAAGAGCTACTTTCCGTCCTAAGGCCCATTCGATTTGCCCTTCGGTGAATTTTTTATCGAGATCGGTAAAGACATTTTCTAAGTTTGAAATGATCTGTTCCATTTGGTAGTCTCCTTTGTTAATACCTTTATAACACATTTTTGAACGATTGTAAAGGACTATTTTCAACTTTTTGAAAATAAAAGCATAAAAAAAAGCCCCACCGAAGTGGAGCTTAGTTGGGAGGGGTTTAATCCCCTCCTTATTTTTAATTAATTCTACGCGGCGTCAAGAATGTGATCAACACGGAAGATTCTGTAGTACTGGTTAGTTTTTACAGCAGCAAGACCATCACGACCCTGCATATTGTCTGTATCAACGAATGGATTCGAAACCATGCCATAACGAGTTTTGAACCCGATACGTGGTTGGAAATCATTCTCACCAACAGCACGGACCATAGTCAGCGGGACGTATGGGCAATAGAAGAGACCTGCGTCATAAGCATTAGTACCTTTGTATCCAACAGTGATATAATCAACAGTTGCATATGGGTCAATATAGACTTTGGTACGTCCGTTAAGAACACCAGCAAAAGTATTGCCAGTATCGTCAACAGTCAATGTGTCTTTCAGAGCTGGTGCATAATCGAGCATACCAGTTGCGGACAAGCAAGAAGCAACATCAGAAGAAGTAATGATGAAGTTACCACGACCTCTACGAGTTTCTTTTGCAATTGCGTTGGCTTCACGTTCGATTTGAACCATCAGACCTTTAAACTTTTCAACGCTCCAACGACCATCAGCATCGTCTTTCAACGAGAAGATACCATTTACTGCGGTTTGAGCAGTAGATGCACCCATTTTAGCTTGGCTGTTGATTGTACGAATTACTTCGCGGTTGATTTCAGCAAGAATCTCAGTTGAAAGAATGTTGGCCAGTTCGCTTTCAGCGTCCAGTCCGTGAATTGCTTTCAGATCCTGTGCGAGTTCAAGCGAATATTCTGCTTTCAATGCACGTGTTTTGGCTGATACAGTTGCTTTCTCAATGGTGAAACCCATTTCATTGAAAGCAGAAGCTGGCGCAACGCCAGTAGTTCCAAGACCTTCACCATTTGGCGTAATCATACCGCCATTAATAGTGGTTGTACGATCGTCGTCAAGAGTAGTAGCAGAACCACCGCCAGAACCATCAGTAGCTCCAAGACCAGAACCATCAGTAGGCATTGCGCCGCCAGCTGAATCGCCAGAGAACTTGGTATCTGCTTCGTTGAACAGTGCTTCTGTAGAAGCAGTTGCACCTTTACCATAACGTGATTTCATCGCAAAGATCAGGCCAGTTGGACCAGTCATTGGCTGAACACCGCATACGTCATATGCCATCATATTAGGCATTGCACGACGTACGAGCGAAATAAGGATTGGATCCCATTTGTCGATAGAACCAGTATTGCTACCTGGTGCATCTTCTGTCAAGTAACCTTGCTGAGCTGACCGAGCTTCTTGCAGAGCTTTTTCTTGGTTTTCGAGAACAACAGCAGTTACAGAACGTCTGTAGTTATCGTTAATATCACCAGCTGAAGCTTCGTTCAGTACGGGTGCCCACTTTTCAGTGAGGGATTTGTATGCGTTAGACATCTTTTGTCTCCTTAGTTATTTGATCTGATTGCAGTTAGATATTGATCCATCCGAGCGCTTGTTTCAACTTCTTCACCATCATCGAGCTCATTAGCTTCGGTGATTGATTGGCTAGGTGTAGAAGCTTCAACTTCTACTTGAGGTTGATCTGAAAAGTAAGATTCTACAAGAGTATCTACTTTAGCAGCAAATGCTTCAGATGATTCAAAATCAATTGATTCTGCAAGTTTAGTTAGTTTGTCGGCTTGAGTTCCAGCAAGATCTTTTGAAGCTTCTGCAATAATTGCATGCCGCTCAAGATTTTGCATTTCAGATCTCATTTCGATGATAGTAGATGTTTCTTGATTGAGTTTTTCTTCCAGAGCAATTACCTGCTCAGCAAGATCATCAACAAGA